ACCCAGAAAAAGCACATCAAGTAAATGCTAAAATAATTTCTAAAAATGGTCAGATTGAAAATACGACATGGTTCCGTCTACATCAAAGCGAAGGAAATTATTTAGATGTTTCATCCGTACATGGCGATAATATGGGTGTCTTTTTCTATGACACAGATGTTAAAAATCGTCATGATATAAATTGCTGGGGAATTGAATATCATCTTTTTTTTAGATGTGATCGTTGCGGTATGTTGCAAGACTGCATTCCACCACCATGTTTAAATAGAAACTGTCCTAGTTACAACCAATAAGATGTAGGAACACTGATCAAGGATTTTATGGATAATGATGAAGTTTTGGTTAATAAAGGCATTTTAATGGAATTGGTGTTTTGGGCACGTAGATATTGCGATAGAAGGATTTCATATGCGGTAAATGACTTTAATAAAATCTATCGATACTTAAGATCTAAGCACCCTGACCTACTACGTACAAAAGATAAATTTGCCCCAACTTTGATGGATAACGGTACCTATTGGCCATTTGCTCAAGATGGTATGTATAACAAAGAAACTGGTAGCTGGGATGCTATAAAATGAATAATTTATCAACGGCAGGAAAAGTAGTATGCTCCTATACATATCGAGATTGTGATTCCTGTACATGCGAAAAATGCTTAAACTATAAATATTTTTTACTAGAGGCTCGCATAGCAGTTATCGAAAAAACAAACATGCAAACAGATTTATAGGATATATGCCTCGAATAACAGCAATCTCAGATCTTCACGGTCATTTTCCTAAACTTCCCGGAGGCGATTTATTGATTGTCGCAGGGGATTTGACGGGTAAAGATAGTGATAAAGAGCATTTAGATTTCATTGAATGGATGCACGAATCTAATTATAAAAAAAAGATATATTGCCCTGGAAATCACGATAATTTTCTTTTCGATATTAAAAGACACGGGAAAATAAAAACTCCTAAAGAATGGAATATTGAATATCTTTGTGATTATTTAACAGAATTCGAAGGATTAAAAATTTATGGAATCCCTTGGACTTATCGATTTAAAGGCATAAATCCTAAATGCTGTGCATTCACTTGCGCTGAAGATGATCACGAATTCATGATGGCTAAATGCGAAGCTATTCCTGATGACACTGATATTCTTATCACCCATGGGCCACCATTAAATATCTTAGACGAAACCATAGACGGTAGAAACGTAGGATGCCAATTTTTAAGAGAACACGTTATTGCTAGAGTGAAACCTAAGCTGCATTTGTTCGGTCATATCCATGAAATGGGGAGTCGCATGGTGGATACTGTGATGACTAAATTTGCTAATTGCTCTTATGTAGATGAGAAGTATAAGCCTAGAGGGAAGATAATGGAGTTTGAGTTATGAGCGGTGAATGCCAAAAATGCCAGGAGCATTGTCTTGATTGTAAATGCGGGATTCAATATTTAGGATGCGATCCCAAAGATACTAAAATTGGATTACATAAATGTTCATTAACTTTTCCTAAATTTATACCAATCCCGGAATATAGCCCTAGCTTTGAAGAAATTTCAAAACAAATGCGAATAAATGCAGATATTCTCATACAGGAAATTACCGCACATGTGGATTCACAAATACTACGCATTAAATGTGAAATGGAAAAATATGAATATTGCCAAAAGTGTAAGAATGAATGGGTGTCGTGCGTTTGTATGGAGCACGACAATGAGTAAAAACAAATATCCACATATTACTTTTAATGGTCGTAAAATTCGCCTTCATCGGCATATAATGGAAGAGCATTTAGGTCGTATTTTACAAGAAAATGAGCATGTGTATCATATAAATGGAGATTCTTTAGACAATCGGATTGAAAATCTTGTCGTGATTATTAAAAAGAACATGAAATGAGGGTGCGGACTTTGCAAAAAATATTATGATACCATAGAATCCAGATTAAATAAATTCTAATAATGATGGATTATGGCTCGACCTTTAAAAGAAATAAATTGGGATTTAGTTGTTAAGAAGATGGAAGCAGGATGTTCGGCATCAGAAATCTATAATTCTCCAGATATTAGTCTAAGCCAAGATACATTTTATGACAGATTTAAAGCTAAATTTGAATGTGGTTTTTCCGATTATTCCAGCAAATACCACGAGGGCGGTAAAGGAAATATTCGATTTACTCAATATATAAAAGCATTGAAAGGCGATACAAAGATGCTTACGCTTTTAGGTGAAGAATGGCTAGGTCAGGGTAAAATTAAAGAAGAAACTCCAAAAAATCAGCATGATATTGATAAAGATCACCGAATAATGGAACTTGAGAATCAGTTAGCGATTGAGAGGGCTAAAAATGGAATGGATTAGCGTTAAAGATAGATTGCCTGAACCTACCCATTTAGAGGATGCACCATATGTTCAAATCACAGATGGTAAAGAAGTATCAATTGGTTGGTATGAACACAATTTAGAAGAACAAAATGAAAAAGGCATAATTTTTCCCGAAGAACAGATATGGCATGATATGGTTCCCTTACTACCTACTTGTTATCTAGGCTGGCCAAAGGTTACGCATTGGATGTCTTTACCATCACCCCCTGTATTAGATGCCGACAAGTCCGAAACAGAATAAATCCTTTTGCGAAGCTACTCATCGATTCAATATCTGGGTAGGTGCTGTACGTTCAGGAAAGACATATTCAAGCATTGAACGTTTCATCTATGACCTAAAGAATGGCCCACCTGGTGATGCAATGATCATTGGGGTTAACAGGAGCTCTATTCAACGCAATCTACTTACACATTTATATAGAAGGCTAGGTTTTCCATGCCCTACAGAGAAAGCCCAGAAATCAAGGCTGTATGGGCGCGATGTGTGGTTCGTAGGTGCGCCCGATGTTTCGGCAGTATCTACTATACAAGGAAGCACGCTTGCACTTGCTTACGTAGACGAGGCAACGAATTTGCCAGAACCTTTTTGGAAAATGTTAGAGAGTCGGCTGAGTGTCCCGGGAGCGAAATTACTAGCGACCTGTAACCCGGAGGGGCCAGCCCACTGGCTTAAGAAAGAATTTATTGATAACCCTGATATTGATCTTATTCATTGGAATTTTAACTTAGAAGATAATCCCATACTTGATGAAGCGTTCAAAAAAGATCTGAAAGCTTCATACACTGGCATGTGGTATAATAGATATATTTTAGGTGAATGGGCACTTGCACATGGGGCTATATATGACAATTACGATAAAACAAACGAATATGAAAATCCATTCCCTGAACCCAATTACTATATTGTCGGAATCGACTATGGCACCACTAATTCAACAGCTGCGGTTCTATGCGCTGTCACACCGAACATGTGGCCTCAAATACGAGTGGAAGCGGAATATTACTATGATTCGGCCAAACGAGGTCGTTCTAAAACAGATCAAGAGCTTGTTCGCGACATTAAAGAATTCATCGGTTATAAAAATATATCTGCTATTTATGTTGACCCAGCGGCAGCCTCATTTAAAATAGCTCTTAGACAAGCTGAATTGCCTATCCTTGACGCGAATAATGATGTATTACTTGGAATTAAGATCTGCTCAAAGTTTATTGGTGGAAAAAACATAGTCATTCATAAAGGATGCACTACACTAAGGGAGCATATTCAATCATATGCTTGGTGCAGTAAATCTGCCGATAGAGGCGAAGATAAGCCTGTAAAAAAGAATGATCATATTTTAGATGCGCTTCGCTATGCCGTAGTTTCAGCATTCCCGCAAGGCGAATTCTATCATCCTGATGAGCATATTACCTATGAGCAGCTTAGAAGAAAAGTGTTTGATGACAATGATATTTATTCACAATTTAACCAGATGTTTTAGATATGTTTAATGACAGTGTCATATCCAATTATATTCAGGAATTAATAAAAGAAACTTGCAAATCAACTGGATGCGTTTGTGAAAAATGGGTAGATGACGAAATTTATATGGTTTATAAAAAAACGGACAAAGAAAAGGGAGAACATCAAGCACATGAATATTTGATGCAATGCCATTCTCCAATAATTAGTGCAAAACCTTCTCATGCGAATAAAAAAGAATGGGAATTTGAGCTTAAATGCAGAGGGCCAATAAGGAATAATGAAAAGTGTAATTTTTCTAATGAAGAAGCGCGTTTAATTTTAGAAAAAGAATTTTTGAGTCATTACCAAGAAAAAGAGAAGGAAATAGATTAAAAATGGCAGATGAAAGAGAAGAATTTAAAGAAAGATTATATCTAATATTTAGCACATATCCGATTGATCAAACATTTGTCAAGATACCTGAAGCGCAAATAAAAGATATGATCGAAAGGATTGATGATGCTCTGGATTATTTTGATATATATGGACATCACCCTTCTTATGCCAGAAGGAGGATATTTTAAATGAATGAAAATATTGAAACATATTCAAAAATGATCTTTTTAAGTGAGGCTGCTGAAAAAGAATGGAATGAAGCTCCTGAATGCATAAAAATAAGTCGAATGAATTTATTAGAACAATATTTTCAAAAGAGTCAGGCAAAAATTCAAGCTGAATATAATGATATTGAGGTGTAAAAAAGGTGTATGAAATAAGCCTTTGTGATATAAAAATATTTACTTCACAAAGGCTGATGAATGGGTTCATACGAAAGCGGCCAATATTCACTGGGCTTTATCGACCCGTCAGATGTTCAAGCAAAAGACTTGAAGCAGATGATGGATCATTTCTATCAGATCAACTACACGTCAGCATCAGCGCAAATGCTACAAGGGGCAATCGATAAGCGCTTTAAAGTAGGTGATCAACAGCTATATAATAGCTTCTATGGTTCTAACTCTCAGAATGTAACTAAATTTTTTTTCAATCTCATTCGTCGCACAGAAAACATGATATGCGGTTATCAAAGAAAGAATCGCAAGTCTACTATTACGATGCCAGTTAATGAAAATGATGATCCATTGGCTGATGATTTCAATAAAGCGTTAAGATGGGTTGATGACAGAGATGGATATCAGGAATACCAATCGCAAGCTTTTGAAGGAGCCTGTGATACAGGAGAAACACTACTACATCTATATCCTGACTATACATACGATCCTATATCCGGTGATCTTTTTACTGATTACGTGGCTTATAACAATTATTTGATAGATCAATATAGCCGTAAGCAGGATCTTTCCGATTGTAATGGGCTATGGCGAAGGCGATGGACATCAAAGCAAATGGCAAAGCTGCTTATCCCTGGATATTCAG